GTTTTGAGCAAGATCAGAAGGATGATTTGACAAGAAGTCTTTATCAAATTTAGGCTGACCAGACTTCGGAGTTCTCTCATAAGATATTCCTGCTGCATCAAACGCTTTAGCGACAGATGTCGGAGTCCAAACATCAACGTGGACATTTGTAGCATCATGGATTTTTTTAAGTATCTTTTTTTCTGTAGTAAATAAATTCTTTTTTGTTCTCTCTGCGTGATCAACATCTACTCTTACTCCCTTCTTCTTCATTTCAAATAAGACAGGAAACAAATCTGTTTCTAATTTAAATATATCTATTAAGTCTTGTTTTATTATTTCCCTTTTTAAAACATCCCATAACTTTAATGTTAGTGCTGCATCTTGTTCTGCATAAGGACCTACATACATAGGAGGCAACTTCCACATTTCTGTTTTAGCATTAACACCCCAACTCTTTGCCGCTTCATATAAAGCTGATTGAGATTTTTTCTCTCCTACATACTTCTTACCTAACTCATCTAAAGAAAACTTTAAAGGACTATTTTCATTAACAATAGGACCGGCTATCATTGTATCAATAATACGACCATGTACTTTCAATCCCATTTGATGTAGCCAACCCACATCATAAATAGCATTGTGAAATATTTTATCGCATGGAAGTTCTAAAACTTTTTTTAATTGTCGTGTAACAATCTTCTCATCTAAGTTACCTCCACCTTCGTGACGAATAGGGAAGTAACCACACCAACCTTCTACCGCTATAGCTATTCCAATAACGTAACCTTTACTCACAGCCCAACCTGGACCAATGCCTGAGTTTAATCCTATGTCTCTTGTTTCTAAATCAATAGCAATTGCTTTTGCATCTGATAAATCAGGTATTCTTTCCGGAGGAGTCCACTCACTCGGTGGTTGAAAGAGGGGTATCTGTGTCATCGTTTATTTCTCCCGCAATTGCTGCGTATCCCGCCATGTCTACGTAACAATCTTTTGTGCGTTTATGTTTTAGTCGTGCTACCTTTACAAGCAACATGCATATAGCTACATCGTGCGCTGAAACTTCATGATCTAAATAAGAGGACCAAAGCTCTGCAATGTTTTTATGATTCTGAGATTTATCTCCATAGTCTTCTTGTCGTTGACCAGTAACTATTGTAGTTGCTGTTGATAGATATTCTTTACTCTGCATTTACTTTCTCCTTATTATTAATAGATCTTAAATCATTTCTCATAAGTTGTAAATCAAGCAATAATAACTTCAATTCTTTATCTACTTTTTCCCTGTTTAGCTTAGGTAGTTCAGCTCTTATTTTTCTTACTTGTTTTTCTGTAACATCTAATTGTTTCAATGCTGTATCAATAGTAAACATTATGTCCTCCAAAACATTTCGGTGAATTCTTTATCGGTTTGAGAGCGAACCAAATTCAATTCATTTTTTGCTCGTGTCATTCCCACATAGAATACACGTCTCTCTACATCTTTGTTTCTTCTATACTCTTCATCAACTTTAAAAGATAAATCAGAAAACAATAATACATTGGTTGCTTCTCCTCCTTTTGATCCATGTATAGTAGAAAGTTTTACTCTTGCCTCATGATTAAAGTTTTGATTACGCCTTAACGCCGCCAACAAATACGCTAACTTAGTTGGTGGTATTCTATCAAGTGCTGCATCCCATCTTAACTCTTGAGATAAAAGTAAACCATGATCTTTTTTTAATTCTTCGTATGTATATTCTTTATCTTGATTAGCTCGCGGCATTGTCTTTGATCCATACTTTACCCCTACATCTACATTCATGTAATGATACATTGCTTTAACACCTTCAAACGTGGCTGTTTTATTTCTAGTTAAACGTGTCCAGGTATTAATAGCTAGGAGTAAACGATCACTGACTGATTTAGAATTGTGTCGTTGATAAAATATACCTCTTGTTTTTAATTCTTCTTCTACCTTATCTAATAAATAATTTGTTCGTGCTAATATTAACCAATCATCTTTTAAAAAATCTACATGACCGTAAGGATTAACACGTAACTTTAACGAGCCTTCACGGTCCGTTGCTTGCCATTGTTTTTGTACACGATTGTCTGGATGTATACGATTAATCACGGCATCCGCTCTACGTTGCACGGCTAACGGTACACGGAACGATTGATCCAAAATTATTCTGTTTCCTTTTTGTTGTTTAAATCTCCAAGGATCAGCGCCTGCCCATTCAAATATAGCTTGGTCATCATCACCTGCAATGTAAGTATGTGTCGAGTTTTGTGCTAATATATCTACCATATTCCATTGAACACTGCTAAGATCTTGCGCCTCATCAATGATAAGTAGTTTAAACTTTGGTGATTGTTTTCTTTTATTAAACTCTATGATCATGTCAGTAAAATCCATGAAACCATTTTGTTCTTTATACTTTTTTAAACCAGTAGCTATCTTACGAAGTTTTAAAAAACCTCCAGGCAAATGTCCTGTTTCTCTTTGACAGAACTGATGCTCCAAACTTACATCTTTAATTCTTGCAAGGTCAATGATGTTAACAAACTTATCATCTTGCCAACCCATTCCATAATTATCATACTTGTTTGTTGGGTTAGATAATTTTACATTTAATAAATCAGATACTTCTTTGTAGTCATTATCATCCATCAATGATGAATCAGTTAAACCTAATTCAAGATAAGCTAAACTATGTAACGTTCTAAAATATTTAAAATCTTTTTTATCGTACTGAGGAAAGCGTTCTACTGCACGAGTGATTGCTTCGTTCGCAGCTTTACGAGTGTAAGCAAAGTAACCTATTTGATCAGGATCTATTCCTTTAGCTAATCCTTCTTCTACTATACTTAAAAGTTTATGTGTCTTGCCTGTGCCAGGAGGGCCAAAGATAATGTTTATCATTAGAAAGCCTCCTTCTTTTTCATATCAGGTACGTGTAAATCTTTTTGTTCTATTTGTTTAGAGGGTACATACCATAAATAATAAGTGATGCCTTTAACTTTTTTTCTGTGTGATCCTCCTCCTAAATCTTGCATGACTCTCGCATGCATTTCTGTAGAAGTAAGAGCAGAAAATCTTTTCTTGTTTAAATATTCTTTTAAAGTTTTAGGTTGGAAATATATTTTACTCTCATGTTCCCATGGCATTTCAATTGCTATCTCTTCTTCTCTATCCGATACACCTTGATCGTAAATAAAAGAATACAAATAAGAATCAAACTGTCCCCACTTCGTTATCTCTGGTGGAGTTTCTATTATCTCTACGTTCTCGAGTAAGCTTTGAATCTTTGCGGTCCACGCAGCAGGGCTCAGTGCATTCGGTAATTGTGTTAATGCATCCATACATTTCTTTCTGAACTTACGTTGATCAAAAAGTTCTTCGGTATTTAAAACTAATCGTTGCTCTTCAAAGTTTAAAAACCAAACAGGTTCATCGGAATCATACTTCTGTAAATCAGAAAACTTACTTTCATATTCTCCACCTATACCATGTTTTCTTAAACGACATTGTGGTGCATCACATCTTGAACACATTGGTTGGTCTTTACATTTGTATTGATAATCTTTTTTATCATGTTGATTGATTGTCTTTGTTACTTGCGCATGACCAAGAGGTGGCTTCATGTATTTAAAATTAAATTCAGATATTTTATCCTGCCATTTCTCAGGCCATTTCTTTTTTGCATACACTGCATACTGATACAAAACATTATCTCTACCACCTTCATCAATACCTACACTAATTAAAGTTTGTAGACATGGTGGTCCATCCTCTAACTCTTCTACTTTTTTTACTTGTTTAGTTTTAAAGTTTCTTAATTTATCTTCGGTTACTTTTCTCTCATCAACAAAAGAAAGAAACTCTTCTAGTGATAATGACTCTCCCTTTTTATCAAAAGCATAACGCATGGAGTCATCACCTCCATGATAAGGAAGGTTTAAAAAATTTCCTGTGTCTCCTCGGTCTGCTTGTAATTCAATTTGTTTCGGAAAGATTTCACAATCTGCATGACCTAGTAAAGAAGCAAAGCTTGTTAATCTTGTTCGCATTAGTTTTGCAGATACAACACCATCAATAAATAAAAACAAATGTGCGCCTCCGCTCTTTGATCGACATGCAATCAAAGGAAGTTTTAATTTTTCTATACTACTAATTAATTTTTTATGATCTAATGGATAGGTGTCAACATCTATACAACCCCATCTACAGGTAGAATCATCCATGATAGGAACGATACCAAGGCTAGGATCTTTGCCTTCTATGTGATCTATCCAATGCTGTGGTGTGACTGGTTCTTTTTTTATGTATGATTTACCACCACGTTTACCGCTGTCTTTTAATTCGCCCGGAACATATACCCCGTGTGCTCTTTCTAAACCTTTAAAAACTTCTTTAAATTTCTCTACACTCATAGTATCTTTCGTTGTTAATTAGATGAGGGCGAACTATCGGAAGGTTATTCGCCCTCACCAGCATCCCTAATACGGAGTAGCTTGCTCCGTATCGGTCGCATTGCCTTCTCCTCGTTCAGGAGAAACTTTCGCTTCTCCCTTACTAACCGTTTCAGCGAAACGTCTAGCCTCTGTGAAGAGTGCAATGTCCTTTTCTTTTGATTGATCGAGTAATCTTTCGAACCCGAAATCAAATGTATGCCAAGTGCCTTTATCATTCTTTTGTTTGGTCGTTGTTACTCTGAATAAACCAGAAAACATTGGCCACTCATTAGGGATCACGGAACGAATTAAAGAATTAAATTTCTTACTTCGTTTATACCCTGTTGATTTAAGAGTGATAACACAAGGACTGCCTAGCATACCATTATCGGACGGTCCTCCTTCATTAACAACAAAGACAAAGTGATTGGCACATGTTTCAATGTAATTGCCATTCTCTAATCTATCTTTGTTTTGTGCGTCACGAGTAGTCTTTGTTAAGATATCTGATGTAGCAGAGTACACATTAACAGGAGCATTACTTCCAGTACCAATGTTATTCCATTCTACATATTCTCTTGCAAAGCCACATGGCATAACGAGGATACCTTTTTCCCCACTATACAATTCTTCCGTGACATTGTTGTAGATCATTCCAGGTTTTGCACCTGCAACAGTCTCGTCTGCTACCTCTGGAGATAAAGCCATCAAGACTTTTAATCTCGGAGTAGCGTAGTCTTGGGCATCGATGTTATCGAACCCCATCCCTCGAAATGATTCGAAGGGAACAACCTCTGCCACCGAAGTGGTGGTTGCCTTAGTTACAGCAGTTTTATTTGCCATTTTATTTCTCCTTATATTTTCGTTTCACTATGTGATTTTCACTTTGTTGGTTACATAGACACCAAATTTGTCTTGAGGAATATCCGATCCTTTTTGAATCTGTTCCTTGACAAATGCTTTTAGGGTAGAGGCATGAACACCACTCTTCTGAATAGGAGCTTGTCCTTCATCACGTAAACGTGAATACAATTCAGTAGCGTTATCTTCTTCGCCTCTTCCAAAACTACAGACAATATCATTTTTAATAATATCGTCAAACCCGTTATCTCTTAGCCAAGCAAATGCTTCTGCTTTGTTGGCCTCACTTATGTGTGCTTTATAAACTTCTTGTATCTCTACTTTAGATCCGGAACTAAGTGTGACTGCTTTCATTCCTATCTCATCAAGTAATGTTGGGATTGATTCGTTCTCTAGTTTGAACTCCTCTTCTTCTAATCTTTTTAGTTCTGCTTTTCTATCGGATATTTTTTTACGAACAGTTTCTAACTGGTCACAAAAAGTACCAACAGCTTTTAGTCTATCATCCCCAGAACCTTCTAGTTCTTGGATGGCTTTCTTTGAGTCTTCAAATAATGACATGTTACTTTCTCCATTAGTTTGTATCTACCTCAACAGGATAGTATTTTTTTAAATGTCTATCCCACTTCAGCATTTTAAATCTATTACGATTTACACTTGCTGCAACAACTGCAACAGTTGCAATAATAGATGGATCGCCAAGACACAATATGTAATCGTCATCAGAAAAGTCTTTTAATTTTTTCTTCAGTGCATGCACTACAGGTTGTGAACTAATCATCAGTTGATCTTTACGAGGTAGAAGATTTTCAAACTTACCAAATCGTAAAGCGTCTGTGATATCCACTCCAGATTTTTCTTGTACTACATATACTGTCATAGCTTTCTTACTTAACATATACTTATTGATTTTTAAAATGCAAGTGTTATATGTTTAATTTAGAAAGATTAAGGAGAAATTATGGATTATCCGTTTAAAACTGTGCCTTATGCACATCAACTTACTGCCTTGGAAAAGTCATGGGACAAAGAAAACTATGCTTATTTCATGGAAATGGGTACTGGTAAATCGAAAGTGCTCATCGATAATATGTCTATGCTGTATGATCATGGCAAGATAAATGGTGCGTTAATACTTGCACCAAAGGGAGTGTATCGTAACTGGCAACGCCAGGAAATACCGACGCACTTACCCAACCACATTGAAGACTTCACTGTAGCCTGGACACCTACACCTAATAAGTTAGAAAAAGAATTACTCGATAGTATTCTTAAAGATCCAAAGGACTTGACGCTTGATATTTTCTTAATGAATATAGAGGCGTTGCATACGACGAAGGGAGCACGGTTCGCGGAACGCTTTCTTAATGGCCATAGAGCTTTAGTTGTTATTGATGAGAGTACCACCATAAAAAATCCTAAAGCAATCAGAACAAAGAACGCACTCAAGTTAAGTACGCTTGCTAAGTACCGACG